TCGTGCGGAATACACTTTCCTTCAGGGCTTTGCTAGCGATATTTTGGCTGGCCGCGTTTCTCCTGCCATGGCTCTTGCTCGTGTGCAGCTATATGCTGAAAGCGTGCGAAGTTCTTACTGGGAGGGCGCCAGTCTTCGTCAAGCAAAGCAAGGCTATTCCTTGATGCGGCGTATTTTGGATCCGCAGGCAAAGCATTGTGATGACTGCCTTCGTTATGCAAGAGCTGGTCTTGTTGCGATGGGGAGTTTGCCGATGCCGGGACAACGTTGTGAATGTCGATCAAGATGCCGGTGCTCTGTCGAATACAAGCGCAACGCTGTACCGACAAGTCCCGTGTAAAAACTGGGCCTAACATTGCGCAAGACATTGCGCTTTGTATGGCCAAGATTCTTTACTGCGGCGATGCCGCTGTTCAAACTGGCTTTGGACGGGTGGCAGAAAACTTGCTACCGGAGCTTGCCAAAGAGCACGAAATCGTGGTGCTGGCAGTGAATTGGTGGGGCGATCCGCATGGTCTGCCGTACAAGATGTATCCGGCTATTGCTGGCGGCTCCGATCCGTTTGGCTCTCATCGTCTGCAAGGCATTTTGGCGTCAGAGAAGCCGGACCTTGTGTTTGCGGTGAATGATATTTGGATTTTGAACAACCTCTGGAACGTGGCCAAGCCACTGAAAGAGCAGCTTGGCTTTAAGTGGTACGGCTACTTCCCTACTGATAGCTACGGCTTTTTCCCGGAGGTGTTTGAGGCCTGCAAGGAGTGGGATGGCATGGGCACCTACACCGAGTTTGGCCTTGAAGAAGTAAGGAAGGCTGGCTGTGAAATGCCCTGTGACGTAATTCCACATGGCATCAATTCGTCTACGTTCTTCCCTGTAAAGAAGGAAGAGGCGCGGGAGGCAATGGGCATTCCGCAGGATGCGTTCTTTGTATTCAATGGCAACCGTAATCAACCACGAAAGCGCATTGATTTGACAATCAAGGCATTCATTCAATTCGCTCTCGACAAGCCTGATGCCCGCCTGTGGCTGAACATGGGCAAGAAGGATCAAGGGTGGGACTTGATTCCATTGTTTAAGCGCATTGCTCGTGACATGGGTTATGACGCCACCGGCAAGCTGGTGTTGACCAGTAAGGATTTTGATGTGACCAACTGCCTGCCAGTTGATCGCCTGAATCTTGTCTACAACTGTGTAGACGTGGGCATCAACACATGCATTGGCGAGGGCTGGGGACTGGTCAATTTTGAGCATGCAGCTACTGCCACTGCGCAAATCGTCCCGGACCACACATCGCTGAAGGAAATTTTCTACGAAATCCCTCGTATTCCCATTGAAAGCTGGGAGGTTGATTGCAACTACGGCCTGGATCGTGGCGTGCCTTCAGTGGAAGGATTGGTGACCATTCTTAATCATTACTACGAGAATCGAGACGATCTGGACAAGGTGGCTGGTTGGTGTTACAACCGCCTTCAAAGTGAAGAGTATCAATGGGAAAATATTGGCGCATTAGTGAATGGTATTATCAAGCGCACGCTTGAGGGATCAAAGAAGGGAGGAGAGGGATTCGGAAAAAAGTCAACAATGGTTGAAGGCGAGAAGCTGTTTTGCGGCTCTCCGGCCTCCGACATTGACATGAGAGATGGTGCGAATGTTTTCTGCATCACTCTGGAAGACGAATCTCGGCGCAAAAGATTTATTGAACAGTCTGCAAAAGTGGGCCAGAAATTTATGTTCTGGCCTGGTGTGGACGGACGAAATAAAACGCGAGAAGAAATGGAGGCAATTGCGGGGCGTCCAATTACATGGGACATGCCTGGCAATCACGATGCGTTGCGTTTGTCCACTGAAGCAGGCTTAGCCATTGCTTCCGTCAATCTCTGGCAGCACGCTTATGACAACGATTTTCCATATGTTGCAGTTATGGAAGACGACACAAGGCTTGTGAGTGCATTGCGGATGCCAGTGCCAAACGACGCTGATCTTGTCATGTTTAATGACAGATCATTCAGCAACAGCAAAGGTGAGCTTTGGGGGATGGTGTGCGGCACCGATGGTTATCTAGTCACTCGCCAGGGCATGGAGAAACTGCTCAAGATTTATGAGCGTTTGTGGATGCCGGTTGATTTGCAATGGATTCCACAGGTGGACAGTCTTCGCGCCTTTGGTCATCCGTTGTGCGAGTATTACGACGAATCGCTTCCGTCTCTCAAGGCATATTGTTTGCCTCCCTATGTAAAACACGGCGCATTTGAAAGCACCATCCGAGAAAACAAATGAAGTATTTCAGTCAAATTGATCAGGATCGTTATTACATCGAGCATGTCATCAACGGAAAGCGCGAAGGGCGTTTTCTTGACGTGGGCGCTCATGATGGCATCCAAACATCTAACACCTGCGCCCTAGAAATCTATTTGAACTGGACGGGGATTTGCGTTGAGGCAAATCCCGAATTGGCTGGATTATGTAAAAAGAATCGGCCAAAGTCTCACGTGGTGCAGGCGGCCGTGTGGAGCGATGAGCGAGACGTGGAGTTTTCATTGCCACATAGTGGAAATGATTTTCTTTCTCGCATTGATGGCATTGCTCACAATCGGGATTATTTTCCTGCGGATTTTCGCGAGAGCACAATGCTGAAGATGCGAACGCAAACGCTATCTGGTATTCTCGGGAACGAACCACGGTATTTTGACTATTTTTCTTTGGATGTAGAAGGAGCGGAGCTGGAGGCGCTAAAGGGGATCAATTGGGAGACGACAAGCTTTGGCTTCATCGCATTGGAATTCGGCTATCGCAATGATTTCTTGAAAGACATTGTTGATTATCTTCATACGAAAAACTATCAACTTCATCGCATCAATCAATTCGATGCAGACTTTGTTCCCGTGGTGCAATGACAACGAGCTGGGACTGCTTTGATACCTTGGTGGCAAGGCGAAAGCTTGACCCACTTTCCGTGTTTTATGACATTGGTGAAAAGCATGGCTTGAATAATTTTACGGCCAGAAGAAAAGCGGCAGAAAGCCGCGCCCCCTGGACACTGGATTCTATTTACGAAGAGCTTGCCAAGGACTTTGGGTGGAACGAGGCGCAAAGGGAAAAATATAAGCAGGCTGAAATTGACGCAGAGATTGAACATTGTTGTCCAGTTAACGAGAACATGCGTCTGGTGCAAGACGGGGATTTAATCGTCAGCGACATGTATTTGCCCGAATGGGCTGTGCGGCAGATTCTGGAAAAGAATGGCTTGCGCAAGAAGGTGGATATTACGGTGACCACTGGCGGCAAGCACTCTGGCACCATCTGGCAAGACCTGCCGTTTATCAACTTGCACGTTGGGGACAATTATCACTCTGATGTGGTTAGTCCAAGGGCGGCGGGCATCGAAGCGCGGCATTTCACCGGCACTCAAATGACGCCAATTGAAATGCAAGTGGGTGGAGACTTGGCGTTGCTAATGAGAGCAGTGCGCCTGGCCAATCCATATGAGCCTCAAACCGTCATTCATGCGATGTGGCATGAACAAGCGGAATTGAACGTGCCGGCATTGGTGCTAGCGGGTCTTGAGTTACCAGCGGAAAACCTTGCATTTGTTATGCGCGATTGCGTCCACCTGCAGCCCATTCACGAAGCGCTATGGGGGACAAAGAACAATACCTTCCACTCGTCTCGCATTGCTCTTAAGTCCGGGGGTGAAGCCTTTGTGTCCCACGTGCGGGACACCGTCTATGGCCGCACCATCGTTGACCTGCAAGGCAGTGGCAAAAGTGTGGCGGATTATTGGAAGCAAACCTTCGGAGAGGAGCCTGATTTGCTTTACGTGAACGGGCACATGTGCGTGGGGCGCGCTTTGGTTGAAAATAATCACGACGCTCTTGAGCGTTTTAATTCTTCACCATTGGGTTCTTTGGCGCACTATCCCGACAGGCTGCCATGTGAATTTGAGCCTGCAGTATTGGAATGCCAGGCGCAAGCAATAGCTTGCGCCATTGAGCATATTCCTTATTTTAATTTCACGCCAAATCTTCCATTGCTAAAGGCAATCACTAATGCCATGCTGGATACGGTAACAATGAGATATAACGTGCATGTAGTCAACCACGAGATTGACTAGATTGGTAGGCAGTTGAGTTTATTGCTAAACAATGTCCAATCGCGAAGACGCCGCAAAAATGTCTGCTCGCCAGAAAAAGGTGGCAAAGGTGATGCGTGAATTCAAGGCTGGCACGCTCACCAGTGGTGGAAAGCCAGTGAAGAGTCGCCAGCAGGCTATCGCCATTGCGATGAGTGAAGCAGGCATGAGCAAGAAAGGCAAGAGCGATGCATACTGGGACGCCTACATCGATGCGATGTGTGGCTCGATGAGCAAAGAAGGCATGGAAGAAGAGGAAGAAGAGGAAGGTCAAGAGGAGGAGATGGAAGATGGCTCCTGCGGAAAAAAGCGCTGAGGGGCAACGCTGAAGGCTTCGCCCCTCCTCAGGCGGTAAGAAATGCTGCGCGGCGAGGCCTTGAGCTACGTCGAAAGCATGGCAAAGGCGGGCTGACGACGGGCGAGGCTGGTAGGCAGGGCATTGGTAGTGGCGTGGCAAGGGCCACAAGCTTGGCCAATGGCATGAAAGTGAGTGAGGCTACGCTGCGGCGC